CTATAGTTATCGTCATCAAATATTTGAGGTTCTTCCTTGTATTTATAACCATATAATTTAAAACTACTAACAGCAAACCAAGTATCACTAAATAAACTATTTATTATCCACCTAAAGTATTTAAAAGGAGGTGGCTTATCAAAATTTTTAAAGAAAATATCGGTTATATTAGGTGGATAAGAAGGTATTGTATCGGGTATTAATAAATCGTTTGGTACATTATGTATGGGATACCAAATAATTCTATCATTGCTTCCGCATACGAGCCATATAAAAGGTTTCCTTATATTTCTATCAGCATCTGAATCACTCATGCTCCACGAATATTTTGTTAGTATCATTTTATCGGTAGAACCAATCTCTAACCATATGCCTCTATATAATGTTCCATCTGTTAATAAGGTTGTATCAGTATTATTGTAAGCATATTCGCTATATGTTTTAGATAAGACCCAATTATAATATTGTATATACCAATTTTTAGTTAAATCATTATTTAAAACGGCGTACCATCTACCATTGCTTTCACCACAATGATTCGTTCTAAATTCATATAAAATACCTTGAATATATTGTGAGAATCCTACAATAGTATCAGAATTATTATAAGTGGATACATTAATATCGTCGGCATATGTAGAATACCCTGTAGAATCAATGACGGAACTCAAATTAAAATTAAAGGTTTGTAATTTATTTGTATAAACAGCTGGTAAACCTGTTGGAGGATTAGCAGGGAATTGTTTTTCATCATAAATATCTCTAATATTATCCTGTAAGGTTACAATAGGTAATTCTATATATTCATTATAGTTTATTATAGTTTTAGCAGTATCTACTATATAATTTTCATCGCCATAATCAACTATTATATTACTACTTGATAATGTTAATGGCATTTAAAACCCTTCTATATTAATTGTTATATATATTCTTAATATAATTTGATTCATAATAAAAAAATAAAATAACTTAAGATAACTTAAGATAACTTAAGATAACTTAAGATAACTTAAGATAACTTAAGATAACTTAAGATAACTTAAGATAACTTAATTGAATCCAATTGGTTTAATCCAATTTTTAACACAAATATTATCATTAGGCACTGAATGAGAAAAAAAGCAATTACATTTAATATAGCAAAATTTACTTTTAAGACTCGGGACATATGATATGTTATTCTTCAATGTCATCTTATCATTTTTGGCGATAGTAGAAATATTAGAAATATTAGAAATATCAAGAGTTGTATTCTTTAATTTATTTTGAAAATTAGTATTTTTATCTGTATTAATTAGAAAATAATTAGCATTAAAAAGAGCTATATAGATGATAGCAGAAATGAAACTTATCATTAATATAATAATATTATATATGTTTATATAAAAATAGGTTTAACGGGGTTTTAAATGAGTTAATAATTATTTAATTTATTAAACTTATTAAGAACCATATCTCCGTCATTATTTAAAATATCTTTATTTTCCTCATCATTTTCATTGTATCTGCTAAAACAATTATAACAAACGCGGATATTTTTAACTAATAATGTTTTATTGTTACTTAAAACCCAAGAATAACCCGGATATCTACCACCCGTATGAGGTTTATATAAATAATATTTATCAGTATTATTATTAAATAATATAGGTTCTGGTTCTATATCAATAGAATTACAAGGACCGCAGCAAAATAATATATCTTTCGCGTCAATAATAATTGTGTCACACATATTTTGTTATTTACAATTAGTTGTAAGCAATATCAATTTTTTATACACCTTTTTAATTAGATTTATTAGAATTTTTTAGGTTTAGTAGATTTAGTAGAATTTTGTTTTGCACCACCGTCCAAAAGATTTTCATAATATCCTCCGTATTTGCCGTTGTTATTGCTGTATTTATTCTGGTTGTTATTGCTGTATTTATTCTGGTTGTTATTTTTCCCACCACCTGTATTATATCCCATAATATTTTGAAAATCTTTTTGGATATTGTTGAAATTATCTGAATTTGAGCCTACATTCATATTTTCCGGAGGGGTTTCCTCAAAATATTCTGACATGAAACCTTCTGACATATGTTTCGCCGAACAATCGCCACCCATAGTATAGCGACGACGAGGTTTTACTTTAGTTTTTTTTACTTTTTTAAGAGTATTTCCTAATAATTTTTTAGTAAAACTCTTTTTATAAGTTACATAACTTACCATTTTACCACTTCTTTTAACATATAGTTTGTTGCTACCGCTTTTTTTATATACGGATACAGGTGTTTTTTTGCCAGTTATCGTTTTACTTCCTACTTTTTTATAATCTACCATATCTTTCTATATAAGAGAGAGAAAATATTAATATTGATTATTCAATTCTATTATATCTTTTTTATTAGGAATTATATTATTTTTGCTCTGTGATTCTATTTTTTGCTTTCGGTATTCGTCTTTTTCTTTTTCAAGCATTATGCTTGAAAGTCCTATTATTTTTCTGTTTAAGATATATTCTATTACAAAGAATGATATAAATATTGTAGATAGCCAAATAAAAAATATAGAGAAAAAGTCAAAAAATTTAAAAATAAATGTAAATAAAATAGGGTATTCTTTTGTTGATATAGGTAGTAATTTAATAATATGCGAAGAAGCGAAAATAATGAATGGCCTATATATATCTTCTATAATATTTTTAATAAAATCAGTAGTTGTAATACCTATAGCGAAACCTGACGCTGCAACAAGAACTTGATTTTTAAATGTATATTCTTGAAAATCCTTATAGAATTTTTTAAAGAATAAATCAAACATTTTATTTATTTTCTATTTAATAATATTTTTAAAAAAATGATTATATGTATTCATTAGATAGAGATAAAATGAATACTCCTTATAGAATTTTAAAAGAATTAGATGAAGTAGATAATATCATTGAAATAATTGATGAATCTGAAAATATTGATAAAAATTATATACTTGCTTATAAAAAACAAATAAAGGATATAATTAACAAAACCTTTAAGGCGTGGGGAAAAATTATTCAAAGTAAAGTGGCAACATAATATCTAAAATAACAAATAATTCAAATATAGATGTTGCTGTATTATTGATACATTTAAATTTATTATTTATAAGGTTTAATTTATTTATTTTATTTGATTTATTTAATTTATTATTTTTAATATTTATAGTTTTTGATACCGAGAATGTATAGCAAAGCGGTATGAATATTATAGATAGCTTAAATAGCTTTGATAATTTATTAAATTTAAAAGGTGTAATAAATTTATATTTTTTTAAAAATAACATTTTATATAATAATGATGATAAATTTTAAATAAAAAAGAGTACATAATCTCAAAAAACTTTTAAAAATATAAAAAGTTAAAAAGTCTATCTAAAAATAAAATTATGTACTCTTTTTACAACTTAATAAACCCAATAGCATATAGCAGTAGTATTTATTAAGTATCTCTAAAAGTATTAATTATAATAGCCATAAAAAAGAGTACATAATCTCAAAAAACTTTTAAAAATATAAAAAGTTAAAAAGTCTATCTAAAAATAAAATTATGTACTCTTTTTTATTTATCAAGTATCTCTAAAAGTATTAATTAAATGATAGGAGGATTAAACCTGACGCGGCCATAACTATACCTGCTATTCCTCTTTCAGATATTTCAGTTTTTCCGATAAAATAAAAATACATTAATATAATCATTATTTCTAAAGATACAAATGCTCTATAATATGCTGGATTAGGAGTTATTTTTATTAAATAGAACCCTAATAATATTAAAATAAATACTACTAAAGCATATATATAATATTTCGGCTTATATAATTCGCTGGTGTATTTTTTATAAAATAATAGAAAATATATAATACAAAAGAAGCCTATAATAATATTAACAATAATAGGAAATATTAAATATTTTGTATCATCATTCTTAATATATATGATTAATATTGCCGACATTAAACTTTTCAATATAAGTAATGATAACCAATACATTATAATTTAAGAGTTTCTCTATCTATAATTATGAATCCATTTAAAAATATATAGTTTAAATAAAAATGTTCTATTACTGATAAAAATTGATTTGGGGATTGAATTGATATATTTGGAATGTCTTCCAAAAACTTCGCTGTTTCGTTCATCAACAAGGATGAGAACACTAACACTGTTCTCGCGTCGGTGTTTAAGAGGGATATCATGGACATCATGATTAAGATGACCAACTACAATAGTGATTACACTATCGCTGAGAATAACAAGATCGCGATCATTTGTGATTACTTGAACAACAATCCGCAGAATGTTGAATATCTTATATATATGTATGGTTTTGAGAACGCCTTGAAAAAGTATAAAGAGAGATTTGGCGTTATCAATAGTAACATTGAAGTTTTGATGAAGGATCTGGCGATTATCATTATTGACGAGATCATATTGATATATGAGATACAAGATATGGCGCCACATTCCCCGCCACATTCCCCGCCGCATTCCCCGCCGCATTCCCCGCAGCATTCTCCACAGCAATCGCGTGCTCCTTCTCCCACACCTTCGCTATTGAATTTCTTAGAGAATTTTCACAGGCAAGGAACAACGCCTCCTCCAGATTTTCAGGAATATTCCGGTGCCGAATCCGAACATCAGCGCGATAGTATTCGAGTTTATAATCGCGATGAACACTGGAACGATTGCGATGATTTGCCTAATCATTTCAATCAGGACGAGAGAAGCAAATACAATCTAATAGCCGGCGCTATGATATCGGAGAACACAAACTATTAAAAAAATACATAAAAAGCACTGAATTATATATTATATATATTATGTATATTATATATTTTTTATATTTTTAATATATTCAATATCTTTTTTGAGTTCTAAATTTTCGCGTTTTAGTTCTTTTAGTTCTTTATTTATTTCTTTAATGGCTTCTACAAAGAGAGGTGCTAATTTTTCATAAGAAAGTGTTAAATAATTTTCACCAGATTTAGAAGCTATATTTCCATCACTATTTCTTATTGTGTCAAAAGGAGCCAATTTAACTATTTCAGGCAAAACCTTTTGAACGTCTTGGGCACTTAGACCGATACTTGGTTCATCAGTAAAACCATTTTTTATCGCCAATTCATTAGGTTTATAATGATAACCATTAAGATTTTCAATAATATTTAATGGATTTTTAATTTTAGATAGAAAGGTTTTTAAACGTTCATCAGAATAAAATGCTGTAATTGAACCCGTAGAAATAATATTGCCAATTACATGTAATTTTTCTACGGGTTCAATGCTTTGATCTTCAATATTTTCATTAAAATTAAGTAAATGGCTTTTACCAATACCAAGATTGCCATCGTTGCTTAGACGACATTCTGTAAGACCACCTTTTTTCATATTAAATATGCTTCCCGTACCTGTCTGATTTACAATTAATACACTTTCTATATGATTTCTTTCCAATATTAGAGAACTAATATTAGTATAAGCGTCGGGATTTCGTAAATCAAATGTTCCTCTTACTTCTAAATTTTTACTAATAACTAAAGTGTTATCTATAAAAAATCTATATTCATAAGGTGCAGGGGAAATAAAATATTCTTTACTTTCAGCAAGATTATCAAGAGTAGTATTGCGTAATGTAAAAAATTTATTATTCCACCCTCCATTATTTGTTGTAAGATCATCAATGGCTTGTGGTTGAGCAATATTATCTAATGTAAAATTATTAAGCCTATCAGAAATAGAGTTAGAATTATTTGTAATTACGTCTACACCATTGATTCTAAAAACCCCATTTGATGTATTAACATCTCCATTTATATCTAATCTATAATTATTGTTCGGCATAGTACCAATGCCAACGCAATGCGTTTGAGAAACATTACCAATTGGATAAAAAATGGAATCATCTTCTTTACCCCATTTAGAAGAGCCCTGTGTTGCCAAACTTAATTGATTACTGCTATTATAGATAAAATCACCTGGGTTAATTATTACCATACCTTTAACATTTGAAGAAGCGGTAGGAAAAGTATCAAAATTATCGAGTTTTAGAGGGGTATCACCTATATATATATTATTTCCCGGAGGAAGTTTAATATCACCAATTACATCAAATGAGTTACTATCATTATTCCATGTTAATAATCCTGATTGTGATATATCATATTTATTAGTACCGAAGAAATTACCTATTAAAATACCGCCTTTAACATCGTAAGAATTTTTTCCAGTACCACCTCTACCGACTGATAATGTTCCATCGGTAATATTAGTAGCATTTAAAGATGTAATAAATTTACCATTACCTTTAAAATTAGGAGAATACAATGTATTTTCACCTGAACTCCAAAAAAGATTAATATTTTGCTCAATATTTATAGCGCCACCAAATAATAGTTGTGAGAAGTTAATATTATTTATACCGGTTCCACCTCTTGCGACAGGTAATATACCATCTGTAATATTGGAAGTATTAATATTTGTAATATTGCTACCGACCGCTTCAATTTCAGTAGCCTTTATTTTTCCCAAAACATCTAATGTATTTGTTGGATTTTGAATGCCGATGCCTATTTTACCATAAAAAGACGTGTTTCCATATACATATAATAAATTGCTATTAATTTCACCTGGTTCATAATTAATATTCAATATGTTATTAGCCGAATTATGTACATTACCAATAATATTAGAAGTATATATAACTCCATCTATATGAGTATTACCATTAACATCGAGTAAATATTGAGGATCACTATTATTTATACCAATTAATCCATTTTCATTAATATTAAAATAATTATAATATGTACCGCTATACGACGTTGATCTGTTATTTTGTATTCTATAATCACCAGAAGTCGTAGATATTTCCCATACCATTTATTCAAACTCTATTATATATGCTATAATTATTATTTTTAAATATATAATATTGTAATAAAATATGAAATAGCAGTAAAAACATATGTCAACAAAATGTGACAAAGTAATTACTATAAAACAATATGGACCCACATGTTGGTTTAATAGTATATTGATGGCTGTATTATATAGTGAAAATAGTAGAAAAATGCTATTAGAAAAATCCAAAAAATGGAATCGTCGTATAAATATTTTTAAGACATTATTATATATATTAAAAAATAAATATTTAAGAACAGATAATTTACATAATGATTATCTTTATTTTGATAAGATAAGACCCGAATATATATTAAAGTTATTATATAAATATGACAAAAAGAAGTTTATATTTAATCCTGAAAAATATAAAACAATGGGTTATAAGACATCATTGTATATTCGAAAAGTCTATAAACTTATGGGAGTAAATGTATTATTTTTAGATTATGATAAATATAATAATAAATTGTATTATTCTCTATATAATAATTATGAATTAAAAGGATTAGACAATAATAAAGTACAATATAAATTGAAATACAAAAGTATATATACTATTAATCACAAGATGCGTGATCCAGATGTTATAATAATATCATTAAAAAACAATAATGATTTTCATAAGTATCCGTCATGGTATCTTATAGAAAAGGATAAATATCCAGATATTCATAAAAGTTTGTTAGATTTAAATCATAATATAACATATAATAATAATGAATATATCCAAGATTCTGTATTATTAAATAATTGGAATCCGTCTGTTGGTTCTCATTCAATAGCGGGGATAAAATGTAATAATGAAAAATATGTATATAATGGATGGTCCAGAAGTACTATAGACCCAAACATTATACATAAAGAATATAATGATAATAATATTGATGTACCATGTGAATTAATTAAATATAAATGGAATTTAGAAAAAAGCGATGATTTTTGCTTAAATACTTTAAAATGTAAATTAGATATTATGAGCACTATGAATAACCTATGCTTTAATTTTTCTCAAGGAACTCGTGAGATAATATATATTAAAAATATTTATAAAAGTGCTAAGGATACTAATATTATTCAAAAAGTATGCCCTAAAGGCAAAGTATTAAATCCATTGACAAATAGATGTATAAAAATAAAGGAAATTAATAAATTAAAGAATATACAATTGAGCAAACCAGTAAAAGTATGCCCGGAAGGAAAA